GGAGAGCTCGCCGACGTCATCAAGGCGGAAATCAACCGCATCCGGGCCGGCCTGTGAGCCTGTAGCAACCATCAAGGCTGTGATATTGAACCAACAAGCCGCAATGGTGCGGCGGACAGGGAGCAACCGTCGCCATACTGGCGACATAGCCATCAGGGGGAAAATATGGAACAGAAACAGAGTACCGGCAGTCTGGAAGCCAGTGACGCGGCGGCTGCGGCCGTCGCCAAGACGGAGGCGCGGGTGACGCTCGACAGCATCCGGGCCAAGGTGGCGACGGTCGAGTATCACCACCCGAACGTCGCCGGACACATGACCGTCGCCTTCGTCAGGATGGAGAACGGTTTCATCGTCATCGGCAAGTCGGCCCCGGCCGACCCGCTGAATTTCGATGCCGAACTCGGGCACAAGTTCGCGCTGGAGGACGCGCTGCGGCAGGTCTGGGCGCTGGAGGGCTACCTGCTCTGCGAAAAACTGACAGAGTTCGCTTGACGCCGGCAAAATAGCCGGTTAATGATGGTTTATCGGCGATCAAGAGGCTGATAGCAGCTTTTCTCACGGGAATGCGGCGAAGGCATCAAGAAGGCGATCAAGGGCGTTGTCGGGTTACACCGGCAGCGCCTTTTGCTATAGGTGGTGCATGGGAAATCACAAGAAAGACCTGCCATCCCCCTACACCCGCGAGCTTGACGCCCGCGATGAGCGCTTCTGCCAGCGCATCGTCTCGGGCATGAAGCCGCATATGGCCTATCTCGACGCCGGGTTTTCCGGCGAGACGATGGAGGCGGTGCGCAAGCAGCTGCGGCGACCGGAAATCCACGACCGCATCCGCTGCATCCGGGCGGTGCAGGCCATCCACCTGAATGTCTCGCTTGAGACCATCGTCATGCAGCTGGAAGAGGCGCGCATTCTGGCGATGCAGAGCTTGCAGCTGTCGGCCGCCGTCAACGCCATCGTCGCCAAGGCCAAGATACTCGGCTTCCTCGATGACGGTATCGGCCGCCGCGATCCGGCGCTGCCGAAGCCCGCCTCTGAGCCGACGGTAGACAAGGAAATGTCTTTGGAAGCGTGGCAGGAGCGGTTCGCCAACGCCAAGGTTATCGATGGCAAGCTGAATTAACGGTGGCCAATTCGCATGTTGGAAATGTCCAAGGGAACGACGGTCAAGATCGGGTTTTCTCCACAAGAGGGGCCGCAGACCGCCTATGTTCACAGCCCTTGCGACATTACCGTCTATGGCGGCAGCCGTGGCGGCGGCAAGACTTACGCGACACTGGGGGATTTCTGGATACATGCGGAACGCTACAGGCAGTATGCCATAGGGCTGATCATCCGTAAGACGCGCGAAGACCTGAAGGACGTTATTTCAACCGCCCGGATCATGTACGGCTCGGCGGCGGTCTATAACGAAAAAAGCAACTACTTCAAATTCAAGAATGAGGCGCGGCTGTATTGCGCCTATCTCGAAAACGAGGACGATGCCGCCCATTATCAGGGCTGGTCGCTGACCCGCATCTACATCGAGGAACTGACCCAGTTCATCAGTTCGGAACCGATCACCCGGCTCTTGGCGACACTGCGATCTTCGACCGGCGTGCCCTGCCGGATGAAATGCACCTGCAACCCCGGCGGCCCCGGCCACCATTGGGTCAAATCGATGTTCATCGATAACGGCGGCTACAACACCGTCGAGCATGAGGACACCGGGCTGACGAAGGTGTTCATCCCGGCCAAGCTGACCGACAACGTCGCGCTGATGCAGGCCGATCCCGGCTATGTCAACAAGCTCAGGGCCGTCGGCTCGCCGCAGCTGGTCGAGGCATGGCTCGACGGCAACTGGGATATAGTCGAAGGCGCGTTTTTCCCCGAATTTGCGAAAAAGCGGCATGTCATCAGACCGTTCCGGATACCGCCGGAATGGGTGCGCTTCCGGGCTGCGGACTGGGGCAGCGCCAAACCCTTCAGCATCGGCTGGTATGCGGTCTGCCAAGAGACCTTCACCCACAATGACCAGATCATTCCGCGCGGCGCGCTGATCCGCTACCGCGAATGGTACGGCTGCCAGCCGAACAAGGTGAACAGCGGTCTCAGGATGCCGGCCGAAGAGGTGGCGAGGGGCATTGTCGAGCGCGAAACCAATGGTGGAAAAAGGGAGAAAATTTCTTACGGGGTGCTCGATCCCGCTGCTTTTGCGGTGATTTCCGGGCCATCCATCGGCGAAACACTGATCCGCAACAAGGCCCCGTTCCGCCGCGCCGACAATGCCCGCCAGACCCACGGCAAGCGCATGGGTGGCTGGGATCAGGTGCGTTCACGGCTGAAGGGCGACGACGAAGGCAATCCGATGCTGTTCCTGTTCGATACCGGCACTCACCTGATCAGGACGCTGCCGATCATGCAGAACGACAGCTACAACCCGGAAGACATGGACACCGATCTGGAGGACCATGCGGTTGACGAACTCAGGTACGCCTGCATGTCGCGGCCGCACATTGCACGCATCGAGAAGGGCGAGAACCGCAATCCGTGGCTGGTTTCGAACGCTTTTAAGTTGAATGAGCTTTGATTTACCTTCGATACACTAGCATGAGTTTATAAATGCTTCCACGTCTTGCGCGTGACGACATTCCAGATCGTCGCGACCGTCACGTCGAAGCGTCCAGCCAGTATTCTCATTCCGATCATCGGATACAACGCCCGGATTTCCAGCACCTGTTTCGGCTCCAGCTTGTTGTTCGGGCCGTGGCCGCGCTGTTTGATCACGTCGCCCATGTTCTGCTTGTGGGTGCCCCAGTACAGATGCCGGTGGTTGACGCAGAGCCGCCTGTTGCAGGTGTGGCAGGCTTCCGCGAGGGGGAATGGTGGCGGGCCGTGTATCTTTTCGCAAATGTAGCGATGCGCATGAATAGCTCGGGTGGAAAGCCAGCCGTAGTCAACCGATGTGCCGTATGGCCAGAGCAAACATTCATCACTTTGCCAAGTGAGGGCAATCAGGTTTATAAAGGCTTCGGCTTCACCGTTCGGCGTTCGGCCGCCATACGGACTGCCATGTCTCCTGTTTCTTTCCCAGTGCTTCGCGCAGAAGCCAAGAGCAAGCAGGGGTTTTTCGCATCCGGGGACAGTGCATATTTTCATAATCACCATGTAAGCACAGAATGGTACGATGACACAAGACCCAGACATCAACGTCCAGCCTAATGCCGCACCCTCCGTTGCGTCCACCAAACCGGACAAGGTCGAGGTCCCGGCCACCACGCCGGACAGCGCCGAACAACCCCCTTTCGACATGAAATACTGGCTGACCTGTCTGGAGGACAGCGAGCGGGCTGAGCAAAACTGGCGTGTTCGCGGCCGGGAAGTCATCACCATCTACCGCAACGAAAGTAAAAACCCGCAGGCGCGAGCAAAAAAGTCTAACAGTGGAGGCATTACATTTAACATACTCTATGCCAACACAGAAGTCATGCTTCCGGCGATCTACCAGAACCCTCCGAAACCTGTGGTTCGCTCCCGTTTTACGTCCCCGTCATCGATGCCGCCGAAACCCGGCCGGCCCAGCCAGAAAGCCATCGAGACGGCCGCATCGGTGATGGAGAAGGCGCTTGAAATCGTTGTTGACGACGAGAACAGCCACGAAGCAATCAAGGCGGCTATCAAGGATACGCTTTTGCCGGGCCGTGGCGTTTGCCGGGTCCGTTGGCGGCCTGAAATGGCTGAGGAAGTGGTGCCGCCTGACCCTCTCACGGGTGCCGCGCCGACGGACCCGGCAACGGGCCAGCCGCAGACGCGCGAGGTCAAGGTCTGGGAGGAAGTCGGCGACGAATATGTCTACTGGGAAGACCTGCTTGTCGACCCGGTGCGCTCGGTCGCTGATATGGACTGGATTGCCTTCCGCCACCTGTTCACCGAAAAGGCGCTGATCGAAGAGTTCCAAGGCCAGCCGGAGTTTGACCGCCTTGTCGGGCTCGGCAAGGTCGGCGACCTCTTGAAATGGACCGATGAGGGTGCCGCCAAGGATACCGTCGGCGGCGGCTCGCCGATCCGCACGGCCGACAAGCTCGGTGATCACGTCCGCAAGGCGATGGTCTGGGAGGTCTGGTCGCGCCGCGATCTGAAAATCTACTGGCTGATGCGCGATGCCGGCGGGCTGCTGATGCGCACCGACCCGGACAGCTACCAGCTGAAGGGCTTCTACTGCATCCCGGCCCCGATCCTTGCCGTCACCACCACCGACAGCCGCATTCCACGGCCGTTCTACGACCTCTATGCCGATCTGGCCGAAGACCTCGACATCACCTCGAAACGTATCTCGGCGCTGACAAGACAGATCAAGGTGCGCGGCGGCTACAACAGCGCGTCCCCGGACATCGCCAGCCTGCTGACCGCCGACGATCAGAAGATGATCCCCATCGATGGCGTCGACATGCTCAACGGCGGTCTGGCCAATCACATATGGTTCGTGCCGATTGTCGAATGGGTCAACGCCCTGCGCGAACTCTACGGCGCGCGCGAGCAGATCAAGCAGGTGATCTACGAAGTCATGGGCATCAGCGACATCATGCGCGGTGCCACCAAGGCCAGTGAGACCGCCACCGCCCAGCGTATCAAGGGCAACATGGGCATCGTCCGCTTGCAGGACCAGAAGACCATGGCGTCGAACTTCGTTGTCGACCTGCTGCGGCTGAAGACCGAAATCATCGCCCAGAATTTCGACGCCGAAACCCTCAGCGCCATGACCGGCGAGGACGTCACCCCGGAAGTGATGGCCATCCTGCGTTCCGACTTCATGCGCACCTGCTCTGTCGACATCGAGACCGACAGCACCATCGTCGCCGATGAGCAGGACGAGCAGGAAGCCAATGCCATGATCATGCAGGCGATGCAGGGCGTCATGGGCGGTGCGGCGCAGCTGCTGCAGACCCAGCTACTGCCGCCGCCGCAGGTGATGATGATGGCGCTGGAAATGATCAAGATGTTCCTGCAGCCGATCAAGAACAGTCGCGGTGTCGTGGAACTGATCGATACCTTCATGGAGCAACTGACCCAGCAACTGGCCGCCGAACAAGCCGCCCCGCCACAACCGCAGCCCGGACAGGAAAATCCGGCGATGGCTACTGGGGGAGCGCCACCGCCGGAAGGCCAGCCAAACGGGGCAGGCCCGCCAATCGCCTTGCAATAGGAGAACAGGGAACATGGCCAAGAAACCACGTTATGACGACGATGTCGAGGAAACCGTAGTCGAGGAAACCGTCGTCAAACCGCCGACAGCTGCCGCTC